AATCTAATCTTAAGATTATTCGGTATGCTAGCTCTTCCATGTTTGCGAATGTAAGCCTTGATAATAGAATATTCTCGAGTAGGTAACCAGTGCATACAATTTCGCGTTAATAGTGCAACTTGAACAATTTTCTCTAAGTGTTCAACCGATTGCAAGTCTCCACTATCATGCCACCTAAAATAGTCGTCAAGGCTTATCAGTGCCACCATGCCAGCCACCCAGTTAATATCATTAATTGAATCTAATCTAGAAAATTGTGCTGGTTTGATAGTATTTGCATATACTTGATAAAAGCCCTTATCTGCATAACAATCAGAGCATATAGATCCTTTTATTTTTGACATTTTAAAACCAGTAATACAGGCCTCAGTAGGCAATGAATAGCTCTTACATGGCATTTTGCTTGTTTGAGTGAGAGTGCCGCACACAGCTGCTGCAGCTTTTTTTGTCATATCTATTATTGGAATAAATTTAAACTGAGTCATATTGCACCTTATAAAAGTCGAGTTAGGATTTAATACGTTTTTGTTTACGTATTAATACATATTGTAAACGAGTATTCGACAATTTTTAAAAATATTTAATTATTTTCAATGTGAAAACCCTAGTAGAATAAAGTATTAAATTGTGTTTAAAGTGTATTAAGATTACAATATATAAAATATTCTATTGAGACAATGCGTGAGATTGTGTCTGCCGATTAATCCATATATAACAATGGGCCATTAGGACAATAGGAAAAGGGTTAGGTGTATGTCACTCCCCGTTAGCCTTGTCACGCTTGTACGCCTTCCGTGCGCCTCCCGTACGCCTTCGGGTATGTCCACCTTCATCCTTATGCTTTCCATCATGCGTGTGCGTGTGGTGACGATGGGGACTAGGGGGTGTGATGTGCGTGTACCCCCACGTTCCCTCCCCATAAAAAATTTACTATATTAGGCTTTGTTTAGTTATTGTGTTTAGCGGTAGTACGTCTGACGTAGTTCCGTATACGGTTCTGTGAGCTTCTTTATTCCAGATGTTGTAGGTTGTCCACAGGGGTCCTGTATCTACGGCTACTATGGATTTGCAGGACTTAGAGAGTGCGCCTATGTCTGTGACTGACATGTTGAGTTCTAGGGTGCTTTCGCAAGCGCCTGTGGGGAGGGTTGTGATGACGCAGTAGCCCAGGTCTTTATATTTGTTGACTAGTTTTATGAACCACCAGGGTTGGTAGTCTGGGAGTTGTCCTGACATGGGGACGCTGTTAATGACTAGGTAGTCGTAGTGGGGGTATTTCTTCTTGGCTAACTCTGGGTAGTCAAAGAGGAAGGTATCTGGGTTTTGCATGGGGTTGAGTACGTCTAGTTGGTTACTGAGGTATGAGAACCAGTCTAGGTGAAAGGCTACCCAGTTGCGCTTTAGGGGGGAGTGGTAGAAGTATCCGTCTGCACCTATCCAACTGTTAACTGCGTCTCCTTTGTGCTGGAGGTCTTGTAGGGTGATGGGTAGGTTCTCGCACAGGGGGAGGAGTTGCGGTAGGTACTCTTGTTTGCAGTAGTGAATACATTCAACATCTGGATTCTCCTGACAAACCTTACGTAAGTAGTTAAGGTGTATGAGCTGGTCTCCCAGGTGGTATTCACTGTATGTGCGTACTAACATTTGCTTACTCCTATAGTTATGGTATTATCTGATTATAGGTGGAGATGATTATATGGAGATATTAGAGATAGAAAAGGGAACAGTAGTGCCCAACCCCAGAGTGGTGTACGCATATCCTTACGAGGAGATGGAGGTGGGGGACAGTTTTACTGTGCCTGTGGGGGCTAGGGCAAAGGTGTTAAATGCCAACTACAGGGCGGGTAAGCGTTTAGGGTACAAGTTTGCAAGTAAAGCAGAGGGTGAGTTCTTGAGGGTGTGGAGAATATCCTGATGACGGAATTACTGTGGATGACCGAGGATGAGCTTAGAGAGCGTTGCTACATGCTGGTAGAGGCTTTGGTATCGTCTGAGAACTACAGGATAGAGTTAATCAACAACATGGGTAAGGTATTGGCGTATGGATACAACAGAGGATATACAGATGCAGCTGTACAACTCAAGATTGAAACTGCGGGCAGAAATGAGGAAGGCTATACAGTGCATTAGTCCTGCGAGTAAACGTAAACTGGCAAAGGAGTGGGCAGAGGTTTACTCAGAAGTCTTTTACAAAGAATTAATAAGATGTGCTAAAAGAAAAGACATCGCATATCATTTTGCAAACTGGAACTTAGGAGACGAGTAATGGCAACAGAATCAACAATACCATCTGTTACAGATGCTGATGTAACAGGTCAACTTATCTTTGACAAAGCTAAACAACAATTTCCTTACTTAGCTGATAAAGACATTGCTTACAAATACTCCCCACAAGAGAATCCAGAATATATGCTGGAATCTTACAAAGAAGATGATGTTCCTTCTTGGGGACAGGGAAGAAAAGCAGCTATAGAAGTTTTTAATACTGCCACCAGACCTATAGATATATTGGGTGATTACGTAAGTCACTATGCAGTTGAAAGTGACCCAAAAATGGCTGCTTATTATCAACAGTTTCAAAACGCATTAGACCCCGCAGTTATGCAGGAAAGATACAAGTACCATGTTGATAACCTTGGTGAAAAAAGACCGTATGACAAGTGGTATCAAGCGACTGGATTGCCAGAAATATTTAGGGGTTATACATTCAATCAATTTGGAACACCTGAAGAAGCAAAGCAAATGTACAACGCCCAACAACTTCAAATTCTTGACCAAGTTCGTAATTACTTAGGCATTAAATGATAAAAAGAAAACTAACGGCAGCAGTGGTCACAGTCACCAAAGGTAGACCAGAGCTAGACCAGTGTATAGCCTCCGTGCAAGCTCAAACACATCCTGTACAACACTACCTACTGTACGACAACGGTATGCTCCCCAGACTGCTTCTACAGAAGAACCAACATGTCTGTGTCTTTCCAACCCCTATAGCCATGCCTGACAAAGATGGACGCAGATGGTTGGCAGCAGTCCCCCACCTGATAAACGAAGACGTAGTATTCTTCTGTAACGATGATGACTGGTTTGACCACAACCACGTAGCAAGTCTGATGGAGATTATCAACAGAGATAACGACTGGGCATATAGCCTACGCAAGATACACGACAAGGACGGAGAATTCTTGTTCAACGATAGATGTGAAGCCTTGGGTGACCTGCATGAGGACTGGAACAACAAGGGTTGTAACTTTGTAGACTGGTGCATGTGGGGCATGAGGACAGAGAAACTAAAGGGAATATCAGCAATACTGGGTATGCCTGGCTTTGGTTCTGATAGAGAGTTCTACCGTGTTGCTAAACAGATGTTCCCCAAATACGGGACAACTAAGAAACATACTTTTAACTTTAGACTTGGTGGTAACCCTGGTAGCGTTACAAAAGAGTTTTTTGAGGCAGGACACAAACACATGCAAGCCAAGTATGGGAATGTTATGCCCTGGGAGGCTTAATGGATTTTGACCTGGCTAAGTTTTACAAGTTCTGTGCGGAGCTGAAGATTGAGACAAAAGAAGAAGGTCTCAAGAAAATGGGTAAGCTCCTGGGAACACAAACGTATGTCATGGAAGAAATAGATAAAGGGTTGAAAGAAGATGTACATTTCTTTGTTATTCTCAAAGGCAGACAACTCGGTATTACCACTGTTTCCCTGGCGCTTGATTTATATTGGCAGTTTACCCACCCAGGTTGGCAGGGCACACTCGTCAGCGACACAGAAGAAAACAGAGACATGTTTAGGTCTACTCTTGGGATGTATATTGACGGTCTCCCCAAAGAATACAAGATTCCACTGGTTGCCCACAATAGAAACCAAATGGTCCTTAAAAACCGTTCCAGAATCTTCTACCAAATTGCTGGTAACAAAGCTCGCTTGGGGCAGGGTAAGGCTATCACTTACCTACACGCAACTGAAACGGCTTCCTGGGGTAATGATGAGGGTCTAGCCTCCTTGATAGCATCTCTTGCAGAAAAGAATCCCCAACGCCTGTACATCTTTGAATCTACTGCACAGGGCTTTAACATGTTCCACGACATGTACAAGACTGCTAAAAGGGCTAGAACACAAAGAGCCATATTTTGCGGATGGTGGCGTAACGAGTATTATTCTGTAGGACCAGAGACAAAAGAGTACAAAGTCTACTGGGACGGTAAACTCAAACCTGAAGAAAAAGAATGGGTTAGAGAAATCAAGAAGTTATACGGTGTTGAGGTTAATTCCAGGCAGATGGCTTGGTGGCGTTGGAAGATGGCAGAAGGCATCAAAGATGAAACGTTGATGTACCAAGAATTCCCACCTACCGAGGACTATGCCTTTGTTATGACGGGTACAAGTTTCTTTTCTAACAGTAGGTGCACAGATGCAGCAAAACACGCCAAAACCCTTGAGTACGAATGTTATAGATATGCTTTTGGACAACTCTTCCAAGACACAGAGTGCCTACCGTCCTCAGACCGTTTGGCAACGCTACGGATATGGCAACAACCCGTTGATACCGCCTACTACGTTATCGGGGCAGACCCAGCTTACGGCAGCTCAGACTGGGCTGACAGATTTTGCATACAAGTCTATCGAGTCTATGCAGACGGACTTGACCAAGTTGCTGAATTCGCCACATCGGAGCTTAACACTTACCAGTTCGCTTGGGTCATTGCTCACCTTGCTGGAGCATACAAAAATTCGACTCTTAACCTCGAAGTCAACGGGCCAGGACAAGCCGTCATCAACGAACTCAGAAACCTCAAACGCCTAGCCACCGCTATGCAAGGTAGGATGGCAACAGATATGATGGACGTACTCGGTAGTATGCAAAACTACATCTGGAGACGTAACGACACTATGGGTGGACTCTCCAACTCCATAGGCTTCCTGACCACCTCCAGTAGTAAAGAACGTATGCTCTCCTACATGAAAGATTATTTTGAGAGGGGCATGATGGGCATCTTCAGCATGGACTTGCTAGAGGAGATGAAAGGTATAGTCCGTGAAAATGGATTTATAGGTGCACCTGGTCGGGGTAAGGATGACCGTGTGATAGCTGCTGCACTCGCAACCATTGCCTGGGCAGAACAAGTACAACCTAGACTTATAGGGATGCGCCTGTCAAAAGAAATGTCAGTTAAACAAGACACCTACACTCCTGAACAACTGGCGGTAGGCAAGAATGTCAGTAACTATTTAAAGATGATTGGCGTATACGGAGGGAAAGATGCAACCTCTTGACAAACGAACTCTTAAAAAAGAACTAAAACTATTTCTAGATGACAAGGATAGGGGCATATCTATTAAGAATTTCTGTGAAATAGCGGGTATATCTGACCGTCTGTTCCTCTACATCATCAAAGAAAACAAACTTCCTATGACTGAATCTGTCCAGCGAGGGCTTAACAGAGCCTACATACACTGGAAAGAGGGGCGCTTGCGGGTAATGAAGAAACATACCAACGAGACTTATCCTGATTACAGAAAAGAACCTGCGCCCCCAGTAATACCAATGAACAAGTTGGTGTTTACTAACGGGGGGTTTAAAGTTCAAAGCAAGCCTCTAAATAGGCATGATTACGCAAATTTCGACAATATTCTGTTAAAAACTTAGAAAGAGGGGGTAATATGGGCGTTCTTAAAGACTATATGTGTACAGAGCATGGTGTATTTGAATCTAGGGAGGCTAAATGCCCCATAAAGTTCTGTCAGGGGGATTTATCTGTGATATTTCTGCAACCAGTGGGTATAAAGTCAGAAAACACTAAGAAAAACGATAAAAACCTTAAACAACTGGCTTTAGAGTTTGATATGACCGATATTAAGTCTACAAAGGCGGGTGAACATCAAACTGGGTACTTAAAACGTAAAAATAAGCTCTCTGACAAGGCTTTTGATGAAGCGGGCGCTGCTATGGCCCAACATCAGAAGAGACAGGAGGAGGAAATGATTAAACAACGTTTGGGTGGCGTGAATTGGGGTAATGGTGGTAATATCAACCTCAAATCCGTCATGGGTGGGCAGTTTAAACCCGTTGCTGACGAAGCTGTTAGCGTTTTACCCAAAAGTGTAGGACAATTTGTACCACCGAGACCTGGTGCAGGGACTCAGGTTGACCATGAGGGACTTAAGATTAATTCAAGTTCGGAGTAACAATGAAGATACCAAAAGGGATGCTAGATAGAGACGAGTTCTTTAATGACCTCATCTATAAATGCGAAGTGTCTCTCAACTCCAGAAAGGTTGACTATGCCTCACTGCGTAATTGGTACTTGTTTGGAAACGGTCCTGATGAAGCTCCTGCTCTTTACAACAAAATCTTCCCCCACCTAGACCAGGTTACTTCTTTCCTCTACTCTGCTGAGACCACACTTTTTTCAATAAACTTGGGCGCTTCAGTACCAGAAAACGAACACACAAAAATACCAACCCTTACAAAAGCGCTAAACAACGAGTGTTTAAATAGCAACGCTGACCAAGTATTTTCTACTGCAACCACCTGGGCACTTGTCTACGGAACAACGTATGTCAAGCTCATTA